ACGCCCAAGTTCTGTGATCTCTACTGAGAGATCGTTTTGAAATATGACTTGATGCGGCAATCCAATACGGTCCAGGTAGTGAGTGAGCCGGGCATTCAAGTAACTCAAGTTTTGTTCAATGATCTTCTTGCGGATAAATGAGTCTTTGTTTGTGAGTAGTTTCAACAAGAAATCTTGATGTTCCTGCAATCTTGTAAGTTCGTTGAGAGTGTCATAGGTCATTACTTGCAATGCCTGCCCAGTCATTTCTTCAATTTGTTCACCGTACGGATCTTGCTCAATTGCTTTTTCTGCAATTTGTTTTTCTAAATTAGTCAATGTTGCTTGATGATGTACAGCATCAGCTTCATTGTCATAGAACATCTTGGGCGGTTTACCTAACGTGCCCAAGGATGTGTGGGCAGCCTCCAGCTCTGATAACATGGTGCTGTGTTCCTGGCTTGACGCTCTTGCACTTGCCAAATCTTTCTGTTTCGCTTCCATGACTTGTTGGTGCTTATTGTCGTGGAACGGTTGACCGCATGTGTGACAGGTATGAGATTCAAGTGTTGCAATCTCTTTGCTAAGTTTTTCAGTGATTTTGTTTTCTCGATCCACGTCAAGTTTCGTGCGGGAGATCTGGCCAGATAAGTCGTTAATATCCTTGCGTTTCTGATCCCAAATTTTGTACGCCTTGTGTGACGCAATTTCCGCTTCAATATCAATCTTCTTGAGTTCTTCCAGCGCCGTTTGTAACTTTTCAATCTCTTCATCATGTTTTGTTGCCCACATTGTTTGTCGACGACGTAGATTTTCAATTTGTTCTTCGATGCGCTTGTTGGCTTCTTGTACAGCACGAATACGCATTTCTTCTTGTGTGATGCCGTCTTTGGTTTCTCTATTGAGTTCTTTTATGCGTTCAGCACGTTCGCTGAGCAAGGTGATTCCGAGAAGCTGTTCAATAATGGCTCGTTGGTCATTGGCCTTTAAACTCAAAAACGGCTCAGTGTATGTGTTCAATGCCAGCACATGCTTGAACATATCGTGAGTCATGCCCATGACTGATTCTATGGCATCTTGTGTTTCACGACTGTCGCCTTGCGAATTGTCATCTGCGGCTTGTTCTTCTTTGTTGACATAAAACTTTAGCACATTGGGTTTGCGACCGCGTTCAATTTTGTAGTCTCTGCCGTTGATATTAAAGTCCAAGCTGACCAACATGTTTTTGCCATTGGTCTTGTTGATTAAGTTGTCTCTGCGAATATTGGTAAGAGCTTGGCCATACAACGCATAACTCAATGCATTGATGATTGTAGTTTTACCTGTACCGTTGCGACTACCGTCGCCTCCTAGATCCAAATTTTCTCCCAGTACCAGTGTAAGGTCTCTTCGATCAAAGTTAATGGCCTGTGTGGTATTGCCCACACTCATAAAGTTTTTAACTGTTAAGTCTTTTATTTGGATCATCGTTTGTTGATTTTGTTACCGTATAGTAAATGATATTGTACCCAGTCTTGAGCGAAAAAGTCAATGAACACAGTGCCCGATTGATTCCAGGATCTAGTAACTGTGATTGTGTCTGAAGAGCCAGTTGGCTGAAAATTACAAATTTGATCTAAAATGCGAGCATTCAACTCTAGACCGGATAGTATAATTTGATTTAATCGTATGTTATTGTTTTGCGGTACTGAGAGATCAAAGAACAGTCTGTTAGGAAAGTCAATGTCAAAAGAAACAGTTTGTGTTTGGCAATGGTCAAACACGATATTGTCGGAAACCACATTTTGTCTATCTCGAATTGATATGCTACACAGCTGACTTAAGTCAGCACATTCAAAAACAATATGCAGTTTGTTAGTAAGCATCAAGATTAAACCCCAGTTCTATACACAAGTTAACTAGATCTTTATGATAAGACTTTCTTTCTTCAATGCTGATATCCTTGGTTTCCCAGTTAGTAATACTGGATGAATCTTTCAACCAATAGATGCCATGACTTTTGGAATTTCTGCTTAATCCAGTGCCAGGTAGTATTCCAGCGGGATTTAGGAAAAGACGCGAGATGGTTTTGTTAAACCTTGCTCTCTCTATGAACCAATTTTTTGTAAATTCCCAATCATCTCTGGTTTCAGTGGGATATCCTGTGATTATCATGAGTATGATTTTTACATTGTACTTCTCGGCCATCTCTAGGTGCCAATCTATATCTTCATTCTCAAACACCTTGCCAAGTCTGTGTCTTACGTGCGGAACAACACTTTCTACGCCTATGCTCAATGTTGCGTATGTTTCTCCCATTTGTTGCCACATCAACTCAGGATGTTGACTTTTTTGTCTCACAATAAATGATGCGTTCCAGGAAACTTTTTCAGGACGATATAACTTTTCTTTGTTATAATCATGCATGAGTGTTAATAATTTTTTAAATTCTTTAAGATTACCATTGGAAAGACTGCTTCTAAAATCAAAGTCACGAGTACCATAAGTTTTGATCTGCGCAAGCATTTCATCAAAAATGTTTTCTGCTTTTCTTGATTGATATTTTTCCCAAAATTCAATGATGTCACAGAATTCGCAGTTACGAACACAGCCCTTGGCATCTACCACTGGCATGTAGGCCTGTGAGTACAGAAAGAAATTGTAATCTGACCAATCAGGATATGGCAAACTGTCAAGATCACCAATGGGTTTCCAGTTGTCTGAGCCGATGCCAGGATAATCATAGTTGCCATTTACATATTCAATCAAGGCCTGATCTCCGTCACCAGTTATGTAATGATCAATTAAATTGTATTCAACAGCAAAATTTCTAAACGGGTCTGACTCGTTGCCTACGGTATTTTTTATACCTGGGCCGCCGATTACTATACGGGCAGTGGGACACAGTTGTCTTAATAGCAAACATAGCCATAGAGTAAAATTTTGACATTCAAAAGTCAATAAACTCAATGCTATCACTGTGGGATTTTTAGAAGCAATTCGATTTGCACAATATTGAAGTATTGTTGAAATTACCTCAACATTCCAGTCGTCAACAGTCTGACGATCAAAGAACTTTTTTAAGTTCTGATGTTCAGGATGAGATCTAACTTTGGCCAGGACTTCAATGTTTAAATCCATGGCTGTGCTAGTAATACCTGCACGAGTCAATGATGCCTTGAGAACAGCAGGAGCTGCCATAGGAGCATGCATTGAATCAACCAATGGCATGGAAGCTATTACAACATGATGATTTAAAGTGGTGTTCATAAAGCCTGATAGATTTGTAATAGCAATTTAGGATCGTAAAACTCTGATTCAATCTTGGTGATTTGATCTGTGACAATTTGATCAACAGACTCAAATTTGACTTCTCCAGGCGCTAAGTCTTCTTCCAACGCAGATCGCTTGTTGGGCATCAAAGCCATTTCTCTTAGATTGTGTTTGCTGATAAATGTATCTTTGATAAAACCAGCTTCTTCGTAGGAGATTTCAATGTCCAACTGCACACGCACATGCATGTTGGGTTTGAGCAGTTGATCTCCGCGGTCAATCAAGGTAGATAGATCAAACACATTGTACAAAGGTTGACCGGGCCAGGCATGATACTCGGGCTCTGCGCCCCACTGTAAAATCATGCAACCTCGTTTGTCGTCGCCGGCATCGGCAAAGTTATGCGGGAACGCATTGCCAATGTAGTTGATATTGTTTTTGTGTTGCCGTAGGTGAAAGTGACCAGAGAACACCTTGTCATAATGTCCAAAGTGTGCGGCCTGTATCTCACCGTGGTCTGGCATTTCTACCATGGCATTCATTTTGAAATGTGGCAGTTCAAAGTGTCCAAACATATATTTGCTGGACATTTTTTGTATGCGCCGGTGATCATCTCCGACCAGCCAAGGCGCAATTATAACATCGCCTTCTTCAAACCAGTCGTTGCACACATGTATGTTGGGCAAGTGCCGAGCCCAGGCCGCACCATGAATGTCTCGCTTGTCTCTGTAGTAGAGATCATGATTGCCTGGAATAAAAAAGAATTGACTAAATGCTGCCGATAGCTTTTCCAGCGCCTGCAAGCTAAAGTTTAGAGTCTGGAGATTGATTGAAGCTCTGTGGTGATGCCAGTCACCCAGGAACATGCCAGTTTCACACCCTTGTTCTTTGCCAGTGGCAATGATCCAATCCACAAACTGTTCACAGTCTTGATTGTGCAACAGGCTATTTGATTTCAGTCCAAAATGGATGTCAGTGAAAACAATGGCTTTTTTAAATAAGTTGGTCATAGAGTAGCAGTATACTACTCTTCCGGAGTATTTGCAACCGCTTCGGCTGCCTTGTTATGGCTTTCGCTGAACTGGCGTGTCCAACTTGGATTGAGTCCGTTCATTTCCAAAATGTCGTCTCGCATGTTTTGCATTTTCTTTTCAATGTTCAACACACGAGTAAAGCTGTTAGTGATAGCGGCAGTATAATACGCAAAAGGGTTCTGCGATTTTGACTCGTCAAACTGCAATCCAATTTGGCTGAGCTGTAGCAGGGCTTGTCCCCGCATTTCTTCGTTGTATGTGTATCCACGCCAGTTACTCCTTGTAGCATATCTTTCGCATAATTTTATAAACATATGGGCCAATTTATTGGTCATTTTGCCGTGATCTCTGCAGAACTCGCCACCATCTAAGGTACCACGCCAGTGTGATTTACCTACCAAAAACGGCTGTTTTTCTGTGTCTAATCGATAGTGAAAAAACGGTGGAAAGTTCAATCTCACGTAGTTCATGTCTAGTACAGGAACTTCTACTAAGTCCTCTAAACCGTCGGATTCCACTGTGTCGTCTTCCAAGGCCAAGAGCTCTTCCATTTTGCTTTTTTTGGCCTGTGCTTTGGTTTGTTTTTTGGGTGCCATGGGTATGTGATCCCAACAAGTGATACGAAATACTAGATCTGTGTGCGGAATCTTTTTGTCGTTGACAATTTCTCCTGTTTCGCGCTTGATGCGATCTGCACGAACACGCCGGGCTTCGGCTATGGTGCGTTGATTGATCTTTTCCAGGCTGGGCAAAATAATATCATACTGATGATCCGTTGCAGGATCCTGGTAAGTACAGTAGGTATTTTTGCTGGCGTGTATTTCTTTTAAAATATCTCTGTTGTTGAGATAATTGACTTTTTTTGGTGTGGGCGTAGCTGGTGTGGCCATGAGTTGAACTTCTCCTATATTGTAGTTATTATACAACACTCTTGCCCGTTGTCAAACCTTTTGTTGGATTAACTTAGCCGTTTTTGTCTACGGTAAATACGTTATAGGGAAAAACAACATGGCCTCACAGGCAGAACTCACAAGACAATTTCGCGCATACGATTCTGCATTGACTATTGTGGAACGCCAACTGGCGAGGGCACAGCCAGGGTCAATAGAGCAGGCACAGCTTCAGCAGATTGTGAGTCAGCTTTCGCAACAATTAAACAGTGTTGAACGACAGCTGGACACTATAACCACGGCCAGTAATCCACCTAATCCTCAGGTTGCTAATCCTATCCCTGTGCCACCACCACCGCCATTGGTTACAGACCCAGCGCCCGCCAGCAATCCTCCAAACCCGCAAGTTCCTGGTGCCGCAGTGACACCAGTGTCAACTACTGAAATAGTTGTTACTCCACGCACAGTCAGCGATGATGCAGTGAGTACAGGACAAGGCAATCCATTGGCTCAACTTGATGATGTGGTTTTTATACAAACCAATACAGGTCTAAACGTATTGCCCGAGGATGTAACTGTATCGGACATAACCACAAATCCTCAAGATGGACTTGTAGAATTTGTTGCTGGCGGACAACGACTGGTTGATCCTGACGCCACAGAATTTGAAATCACCGAAAGCGGCCTAAGAAGATTGCCCGAAGATGTTTCTACCCAAACAGAAGTCGAAGATGGTACACTAGTAGAATTTACTCAATCCGGCGAGCGTATAGTTGATGCAGACAACCCAAACTTTGTAGTCACCGAAGGTGGACTGCGTGTGGCAGCCGAAGATGTTGAATTAGAAGAGGACACCGAAGGATCAGCTCTTGTCAGAGTTCCTACAGACGCTGATGTTGAAGAAGCCGCGTTTGCACAAGCCGCGTTGGATCGCGCAAGACAACAGGCCAGTGTGTCGGCACTGCGCAAGGCCAACGGCAAAGCAGTGGGTGATGGCGACTGGCGTGTGCGACTGAGATTGGCTCCCAATGCCTATTATCTTTACAAGAACGACAGTCCAGGCATCATGTTGCCATTGCAAGAAACCGATGGAGTGATATTTCCATATACTCCTCGCATAGACATGACATATTCAGCGGACTACAATCCAACAGATCTCTCACATGCAAATTATCGTGCATATTTCTACAGAGGCAGCAAGGTTGGCGAAATTGTAATGAATGCTGACTTCACTGCACAAGACACTCAAGAAGCTGACTACTTGTTGGCCACCATACATTTCTTTAGATCCTGTACCAAGATGTTTTACGGCCAGGACACTGATCGTGGAGCACCACCGCCCTTGGTGTTTCTCAGCGGCCTAGGAGATTTTCAATTCAATGAACATCCTTGTGTGATTTCACAATTCAACTACAATTTGCCCAGTGATGTAGATTACATACGTGCTCGTGGCCGTCAGTCTACTTCGGCTGGAGTCACACAGGGTGGCAACGGATTGATGTTCCGCCGTACTCTCACAGGATCAGCCACGGCCTCTTATAGTTTGTCCAGTATATTTTCTAGACTCACCGGAGCCAATCTTCCGCAAGGAGGAGTAAACTATCCTCCGGCTCCGCCAAATCTTGGCCTGAACTCACCTACCTATGTGCCTACCAAGATGACCCTGTCATTGACCTTGTTGCCAATGCCAACCCGCAGTCAAGTCAGCCAGCAGTTCAGCTTGGATGCCTATGCCAATGGCAACCTGTTAAGAGGAGGATTCTGGTAAAATGTCTATATATGTTCCTACCAGCTCGTATTTTGCTACACCCACAATCAACAACATTTATCTTGGCTTCATGACCAATCGTCCAATACCGCGACAGGTAGACGACATATTGTTCAAGATCAACACCACATACAATCTACGACCAGATTTGTTGGCCTATGACCTGTATGGCGACGCTGGACTGTGGTGGGTGTTTGCCCAGCGCAATCCCAACACATTGCCAGATCCTCTGGGAGATTTTCGAGAAGGTGTGCAAATCTATGTTCCAAAGATTGACACATTAAAAGCCGCGTTGGGATTCTAACGCATGGCAGCTACCTTCGTACAAAGTCAGAGTCAGGCACTGACATTTCTCAACCAAGCAGACAAGCAGTTAGACACTGCCAACAGATTGATTGGCACCCTGGGCGCGGCAGTGGCCACACAGCAAGTTGCCCGAGCAGAAAATCTCTACGGACAGGCCAACACATACCTAGGTCTGGCCACAACCAGTAATTCAAACGCACAAACACAGATCAACGACATGGCCACACAGTCAGTGGTGCCACCAGAAGCAGATGCCACACGTTCTTTGAGTGCTAGATCGCAGGATATAACTCGCGGAATTGATGCGGCTCGTGCATCATCAAATGCATTGCTTCGCACACTGGACACTGTACGATACAACGAACGATTCAACGTAGCTGTTCCGGCAGCATCATCCTCGGGTGAAGAAGTTATACAAGCACAACAGGCCAGAGATGAGAATGCATTGGTTGAAAATCCACCAGAGCCTTTGCAAACTTTCAACGATGCTGGTGAACTGGTCACAGTCAATGATCAAGTTTCGTCAGACACCAATGCAATTGAACCACGACTACTGAACACAGAAGACCTTGGGGTGGTAGACGGTTCATCCACAGTGGGCGGTGGCAGAGTCACTAGAAGTCTTGTGGCCACACAAGGCCCCACAGTGTCGCCATCAGATGACAACACACAAACAGCCACAGCTGACACCAACGGTGGCGGTATAGCCGACGGGCAACGTCCGGCAATTGCACCAGAATTTTTGTCAAGGATCATACCCACAGAAAACAAACTGTCCAAGCTGGCATCAATGAATTATACCATCAGCATCTACATCATGAATGATGATGAATTCAAAACCATGCTGGCTTCGCAGAAAAAAGTATTGCCCACACAGCAGTTGATCATGCAAAGCGGCGGCATTGACAAAGGGCTGGGGTTTGGCGTGGGTCAACGCAACAAGTATTTTGATGTTGATTTTTATATAGAAAATTTAGAAATAGTAAGCACCGTGGGCACACAAGGTGGCGCCCGAGCACACAACGCACAGAACATAACTTTCAATGTGATTGAACCCAATGGCATCACATTCATCAATCGATTGAGATTTGCAGTAAAAGAACATCTTGCTCGTACCAGTCAAACCACAGTGAGCGAAGCAGTGGCCAACTATCTCATGGTCATACGTTTTTATGGCTATGATGCGCAAGGCAACCTGGTCAACGGCAGCGAGCTGGGCATCAAGGAAGTTGGCAGCGACACCAACAGCGTGGTTGAAAAATTCTTTCCATTTCAGATCAACAACATTGACTACAAGATCACCAACAGAACCACAGAATATCGTGTGACAGCCCAGGTGAGTCATAGCAATATTGCTTTCAATCAGATCATGGCCACTATACCCTTTGACTTTGAGCTCAATGCGCCGGATGTGCAGACCTTGCTCAACGGCAAAGCAGTGTTGGGCAATACCAACGCACAACAACTTCAAAACGAGCAAGACCGAATACGAGACCTAGAATCATCCAGCCAAGCTCCAGCCAAGGCATCAGAGCTATCCATTAGAAAAACATACACACAGGGCTTGTGCGAAGCACTGAATCAGTGGCAACTGGAACTGCAACAAAAAGAAGGCTACGAAATTGCTGACCAGTTTGAAATCATATTGGAAAATGTATCAGGTTTGAAAGACGCCAAGATATCTAGACCAGGCAAACAAGACAAAGGTCGAGCAACCATGCCAATTGCCACCACAGCCGCAGAGGCCCTGTTGCCAGGAAGAACACGATATGACAACGAAAGCAAAAATTGGTCAGTCACACGCGGCACACAAATAGTGCAACTGATTGATCTTGTGATGCGCAACAGCAGTTATATTACCAGTCAACAAAATGTGGTATTTGATGAAGTCACTAAAAAACCCACAGCACAGACTCCAGTGAGCACAGTGCAATGGTTTAAAATACGCAGTAGAGTTTCTCCTCTGGGCTACGACAAAAAACGTCGAGCCATTGCCTACAAAACAACCTACACAGTCAGTAGATATCAAATCAACACACCGCTGGTGCCCACATTCCCCAATGCTAGATATCGTGGCACACACAAACTCTACAACTATTGGTTTACAGGACTGAATTCAGAAGTATTGGATTTTGATATCAATGTCAATTATCAATACGTCACCACCTTTGGTAGTGGGCAAGGCAATCAGTTGGAACCACCAAATCAGTTGTCCAGCGGTCGTTTATACGAAAGATTTTATTTTCAAAACAAACCCAATGCAGAAGGCACAGGCGGAACAGGCAATACCACATCTCCAGCGGCACAACTGTCTGAACGACTGTACAGTGACGGAGACGTTGAAAAATCTGTGTTGACCATCATAGGTGATCCTGATTGGTTGCAACAAACTGAAGCGTTTTATAACCTAGAGGTTGACTTAAAACCGTTCATGCCCGACGGATCAGTCAACACTGATGCCAGTGAAGTGCTGTATGAAGTTCGATTCAACCCAGTGGCCGATTACAACATAACCACAGGCTTGGCCGAAGTCAATGCCAACAACACTGCATACAGCCAGGCCACCGGCGAAAACAACTTGGCATCACAGAGCATTGTGTATGCCGCTCAAACAGTGACCAGTAATTTTAAAGGTGGACGATTTACTCAACGCATTGCAGGCACACTGAGACCGTTGATTGATCCTGTGGATATCACTAGATCTGTATCAAACAATGCAACTGACCGCGGAGCAAAACAAGCTACAGCTACGGTGGAAGCACTTCCTTATACTGACCCACAATCCATTATAGATTTTTCTGCCAGTGGCTCGCCGGGCAACCCAACCAGCATAGGATTTGGCCAGGCCAGTACGCCCACAGCAAAACCGGGCACCAGAGTGGTCAGCGATGATGCTGCCGAAGAAATTAGTCCTTTCCAGGTAGGAGCCTAATAAGTAGACAACTATGGCAGAATTCAATCAACGAACATCGGGCATACCTGGTGCCTATAAACTAGACAGAGGCGGTGCTCCTACCCAGGTAGGCATGTATGTGGGCGAAGTTCGCCAAGTAGTAGACAACACACGTGGCGGGCGAGTCAAGGTCTGGATCGAAGACTTTGCTGGCCCAGACAAAACCAATCCAGATTTATGGCGCACAGTTTCACTGGTATCGCCGTTTTATGGAACCACAAATCCTCCAGTGGATCAGCAAACTGGCGAAGGTGGCTATGTCATAAACAAACAAAGTTATGGCATGTGGTTTACACCGCCGGACATTGGTACCAATCTCATTTGCTTTTTTGCATCTGGAGATTCAAATTATGGTTATTACTTAGGAGCAATAGTCGAGCCCGGGCTCAATCACATGTTGCCAGCCATTGGCGCCAGCAGAAAATTTAAACTGGACAACAACAGCCAAAGCGGTTATTTTCAAAACAGCACTCAGTTGCCAGTGGTTGAGATCAACGTCAACAACAAAGCACTGGACGAAAATCCTCAATTTTACAATCAACCCAAACCAGTACACAGTGTGGTGTCTGCGATATTGTTGCAACAAGGTCTGATCAATGATACCATTCGTGGACCCATTGGATCAAATGCTCAACGAGAAAGTCCCAGCGGAGTGTATGGCATCAGCACACCGGGCCGGCCTATCTATCTTGGTGGACTCAGCGAGGAAGACATCAAACAGCGACTGGAAGCAGGTGCAGTACTGCCACAAGATGCCACAGTGATAGCTCGCAGAGGCGGACACAGCTTTGTCATGGACGACGGAGATCTTGTGGGATCGGATCAGCTGGTACGGTTACGCACAGCCAAAGGTCATCAAATAACCATGAGCGATTCAGGCGATTGTTTTTACATCACTCATGCCAATGGACAGACTTGGTTGGAATTTGGCAGTCAAGGCACAGTGGATGTTTACAGCTCTAATTCCATCAATCTACGCAGTCAAGGTGACATCAACTTGCATGCAGATCGCAACATCAACATGAATGCTCGCGGAGTGATCAACATGCGAGGAGAGCAGGCAGTGGCCATAGAAGGCAATCTCATACAGGCCAATGCCAAAAAAGCCATGTTGTTATACAGTGACAGTTTTGTAGGAATCAAAAGTGATGGATCGCTGAGTCTCAAAGCCAGCAAGAGTGGCACATTCAATGGCGGCAGCAACATGAGTCTGTCGGCCGGCTGTATCGCACTAAACAGCGGAGATGCCCCAGATGTACCAAAACCGTCTGACATTGTCAAACAAAATTTACCTGATACCAAATTTGAACAAAATCGAGGTTGGGTATCACAGAGTGGAGCACTGCAAACCATTGTGACTCGAGCTCCCACACACGAACCATATCCATTCCACGGACGTGGTACATCGGCTACCACAGACCTACAGGCTGGTGGAGAACAAGTACCAACCTCAGACCAAATCACAGCCAAACTGGATTCAATACAAGACACTGAGTTTAATGCAATTTCCGTGGAAAATTACGAAAATCAAGCTCCAGCCACAATCAGTGTTGGCAGCATTGAATCAGACCAAGTCACTGGTATGTTGGCACAAGCCAGTCAAGATGTACCACAACGATCCATCGAACTCAGCAATGAGTACGGAGTAGGAAAATATGGATTCAGTGCAGAACAGCTAGAGGCAGCAGGTTATCTCAAGCCAGGCACTGTGGGATTCTATCTGTCAGATGGCACATCCACACCAGTTGAGATATTGTCAAGCCCCAACGTGTGGACAGGCAAAGCCGGAGTTAACAACGTGGGCGCCTTGTTAATTGATCCAAATCTACAGGATGCCGTGCAATCCGACCTGTATCAAGCATCCTTGCAAAATCTTCGATCTGCTGGGATTGTCACTGGGCAAGAAGATCCAGTAAAGTTGGCTGGATTGGTACAAGCAGGATCAAAATACCCTGCAAACACAGTTAAAGCCTGGATCAACGGCACCATTGGTGATGCGCCATTGGTAGACAATATCAACAAAATAGTTCGTGGCGGACAGTTTGCAGTTAGTTTGGCCAATCAAAAAATCAGCGAAGCTATCAAAGGGTACAGCACAGTGCCACTGGGTTCAACCAACACTGTTAACCGAACCATAGTAGACGATGCTGTGGCTGCGATCATTGGCAATGCCAAGGTTCCTACACCAAGTTTTTCCAATGAATCCAGTTTGTATGCTGGAGTATCAGACGAGGGTCTTACATACACCGGCACAGACGAAATAGTATTGGCTCGTGTAAATGCTGAGCGCCAACGTCGTGGCCTGCCGCCGATAACAACGGCTTAAATAACATATCATGCCTACATTCATTGGATTTAACACAATCAATCAGTACAAAAAATTTGTTCTCACAGATTTTGAGTTGATCAAACGAGATCTCCTGAATTATTTCAATATACGCCAGGGAGAAAAAGTTGGCCGACCAGATGTGGGAACCACGATGTGGAATTTGATTTTTGAACCGCAAACAGAACAAACAGCAGATCTCATCATACAGGAAATGCAACGCATTGTTGGGCAAGATCCAAGGATTTATTTGTCCGATGCCACAGCATATCCACAAATCAACGGTATCTTGGTTGAACTAGAAATACAAACAGTACAAGGCACTAATGCTGAGCGACTGAGTGTGTTTTTTGATCAACAGACTCGATCAGCGTCCTACGTATAAACTGACCAGTTTATTCAAACCATAAATACTTTACGGAAGGTATTATGGCTAAGACAACACGACAAACAGCGATATTCGGAGTAGAAGATTGGAAACGCATCTACACGACATATCGTGAAGCGGATTTCCAAAGTTACGATTTTGAAACTCTACGCAAGAGTTTCATTGATTACATTCGTCTATATTATCCAGAAAATTTCAATGACTATATTGAATCTTCTGAATTTGTTGCCTTGTTGGATGTCATGGCCTTTATGGGTCAAGCACTGGCATTTCGTAACGATTTAAATATCCGTGAAAATTTCATAGACACTGCCGAACGTCGAGACTCAGTGGTCAAACTGGCCAACTTGATCAGTTATACAGCCAAGCGCAATCAAGAAGCGCAAGGCTATCTCAAAGTATACAACGTATCCACCACAGAAAATGTCATTGACTTCAATGGTGTGAATCTCAGTGGCGTGACAGTGAACTGGAACGACACTACCAATGCCAATTGGCAAGAGCAATTTACTGTGATTGTTAACTCTGCCTTGGTTGACAGCCAGCGATTTGGCAGACCTGGATCTTCAAAGAATATTCTAGGTATCGAAACACAAGAATACAGCATCAACTTGGTACCTGGCTTTTTACCAGTGGTTCCATTCACTGCCACTGTAGACGGCAACTCAATGACCTTTGAAGCAGTGAGTTCTACCACACAAAATGCAGATTTTGTTTATGAGCCTGCACCAAGACCGTCGGGCATATTCAATGTGATGTTCCGCAACGATCGTTTGGGATTTGCCAGTCCCAACACAGGATTCTTCTTTTATTTCAAACAAGGCAGTCTACAAAACTTAGATTTTAATCTTGGAGAACGTATTTCCAATCGAGTGGTCAATGTCAACATCGAAGGCATCAACGAAGATGACGTGTGGTTATATCAGCTGGACGATGTAGGCAACATTCAATTTGAGTGGGACAAGGTACCCAACCTGTATTCGGCTGCGGCAGAACAATTGGCACCCGACGCTAGAAAATTTTTCAGCGTGACCAGCCGTACCAATGATCAAATCAATTTAAACTTTGGCGATGGTGTGTTTACAGAGATTCCAGTGGGCACATTCCGTACCTATGTTCGCGCTTCCAACGGATTACAATACATCATCAATCCAGAAGAAATGCAGGCCATACAGATTTCCATTGGTTATATCAGCCGCACAGGAAAACTAGAAACCATTACGTTTACTTGTGGACTAAGTCAGCCAGTGTCAAATGCGGCCAGCAGAGAAAACATTGCTGACATCAAGCAACGTGCTCCTGCTCGTTACTACACACAGAATCGCATGGTCAATGGCGAAGACTACAACAACTTTCCATACACCTTGTTTGGTACTATTATCAAATCCAAAGCAGTAAACCGTAGTTCTATTGGTACCAGCAGATATCTTGATCTAGTAGATATCACCGGAAAATATTCATCCACAAATATATTTGGCAGTGATGGATTGATCTATGAAAACAACGCATCACCAAGTTTTACATTCACATTCATTGACAAAAATGACATTGCCAATGCCATAGTCAACGAAATTGAACCAGTGCTGTCCAGTCGTGGTATGTTGGAATTTTATTATCAAAATTTTCTAAGACCAGACTTGAATCCTCCCATTGGCATTGAGTGGGTACAAAGCACCACTGCTGCCAATGAAACCACAGGATATTTTCAATTCATTGCATCGCAGGCACCTGCGCCAATTGGCCCCAACACCAGCGACAACAAGAAATACATGACTGAAGGATCATTGATCAAGTTTGTTCCGCCAACAGGCTATTATTTTGATCAAAACAACAGATTAAAACTGGGATTACCTGCACTGCCCAACGACAAAGTTGTGTTGTGGGCCACAATCAGCAATCTGATTCTAGATGGCACTAACTTTGGCAACGGAAACTTTGCCGACGGAATTGGTCCGGTCACGCTGAACAATTTCATCCCCACAGATGCTATACCATCTCAAGTAATTCCAACATTTATAACAGATTTGCCTTCATCGGTTGAACAGTCAATGACCGAACAAATTGAACTGTATAGAAATTTTGGACTGGGATTCAACAATCTCACCGGTGAGTGGTATGTGATCACTGCACAGAATCTCAATCCTGCAATCACTTTCAGTCTAGCCAATCAGCAAAATCAAAGTGGGCAAGGTCTTGACAATTCCTGGTTGGTAGCGTTTGAAACCGATGGTGTAACATACACTGTCACATACCGAGCACTACAACGATTTTGGGCCAGCATACTTCAAACTCGATTCTTCTACGACGGATCGCAAGCAGTGTATGATCCACGCACAGGCACGGTGATCAATGATTTTATCAATTGCTTGAAAACAAACAACTTGCCAGACACATCATTGCCACAAAACAGCGATATCATCATGGACATCATTGGTCAGCCCATTCAAAGCGATGGATTTGTTGACGATTTTCAAGTACAGATCAGCTTCAAAGATTTTGACAATGATGGTGTAGCAGATGATCCTGACTATTTTGAAACCATTGTGGCTCCAGACGTCAATCCAACCAGCAAGTTTGTTTTCTTCCAACAAACCGTGGACTTTGACAATCTTGAACGCTTTCTGCCACTGGCTGAAGGAGCAGTGATCAGCGAGTACGCTACCAAAGATCAAATAGAACTGATCAAGGCCGAATACGGTGACGGTCAATATTTTTATGCCTACAACGAGTTGGTATTTTACGAACTAACCGTTGCCTACAACGGTGTAAGAACACTTAATCAAGTCACAGGTCTGTTGGCCAGAACTGGTCGCCAAGATTTGTTTTTCCAATACCGACACAATGCACCACTGAGCCGCAGAATTGATCCGGGCTCGTCCAACATCATTGACTTGTACTTGGTGACCACAGCGTATTACAATTCTTATCAAAACTATATCAAGGATTCCACAGGAACTGTGCCAGAGCCAAGTCCTCCAACCATTGATGAACTTACCACATCCTACAACAGTTTACAACAATACAAAATGATCAGCGACAACGTTATTTTAAATTCCGTGGTATTCAAGCCCTTGTTTGGAAACAAAGCCACTCCTGAATTGCGAGCCACATTGAAAGTGGTACGTAGCAATAATTCTGTGGTCAGTGTCAGCGAAATCAAGAGTAGCATGGTCGCTGCCGTTAATGAATATTTTACCATTGATAAATGGGATTTTGGCTTGACATTTTATTTCTCTGAGTTGGCAGCATATCTCCACCGAGAACTTGGTGACATTATTTCAACCGTGGTATTGGTACCACAAGACCCGCTTAAGAGTTTTGGTGACTTGTACGAAATACGTTGCGCGGCAGATGAGATATTTGTCAATGCTGCCACTGTCAACGACATTGAAGTGATAGATGCCTTGACTGCCAGTGAGTTGCGCACAGCACCCAACAGCGGAGTAGTGTGATATGGCCAATACAAGAATACGCACAGTAGATTTCTTACCAGAAATTTTCCGCACACCAACCAACAGACAATTTTTGTCTGCAACGTTGGATCAGTTGGTCCAAGACCCAAAACTCAAGCCCACACAGGGATTTATTGGACGTCGTGTTGGCCCCGGAGTCAATCCACAAGACAACTATGTTCTTGAACCAACAAGATCACGCACCGACTATCAGTTGGAACCAGGCACTTGTTTTTTAACGCCAAACACCAACACAGTAGCAGATGCACTGACTTATCCTGGACTGGTTGACTCTATTGGAGTCAAGGGCGGCAACACCACACGAGCAGACAGACTGTTTGCCAGTCAGTATTATTCTTGGGATCCGTTTGTTGATCTTGACAAATTTGTAAACTTCAGTCAATACTATTGGCTTCCTGGCGGTCCAGATTCAGTGGATGTGTTTGCCAATCCAATCCCGCTGGAAGATGACTTTACAGTCACAAGGAATCCCAGCAACTACACATTCAGCGGAGTGCCCGGCACTAACCCCACTCTTACCCTGGTACGTCAAGGAAGCTACGAGTTCAATGTTCAACAAACTGGACATCGTTTTTGGATACAATCAGTGCCTGGCACATCTGGAACACTGCCACAGACCCCAAATCAAAGCAGTAGAGAGGTCCTGGGAGTAATTAACAATGGCGACGACAATGGTACAATAACATTCAATGTTCCGTCCAAGTCAGCACAAAATTTCTACTATCAGTTGGACGATGCAGGGGTTGTGGACTTTGCAACCAACATTGAATTTGATGAAATCAACAATATCTATCTTGACGATTTTATCAAGAAATACGGCGGCATCGACGGAGTCACCGACATTGGTGGCCGAACCATAATTTTTCTCAACGATGCTGGATGGTTTTACACAGGACTATTTGACAGTGCCGGTCAGCCCTATGACAGTGTTCCCTTCGACGAAACCATAGAAATCACACTGGACAGCCAAAAATACAGTGTGTGGCGCATCAATTTAGTATATGATGACACACTAAATCCCTACATTAGACTCACTGTAGAACAGCCAGTAAACAATTTAAGTAAACTGTTGGTTGAATACGGAGACCAGTATTCAAATATCTATTTTTATAAAACAGCATCTGGAACATTTGAACGTATTCCACTGATCACTGCTGACCTTGACTATCTGTATTATCAAGATGCTGACAATCCAGAATTGTTTGGTATCATCAGATTGGTAGACAACGCACAAGAAGTTCCAATTGTCATTGATGATGCGGCCACTCCTATTGTGACACTGATTGGATCGGTCATAGTAGGTAATACACTGACTTTTAGTACCTCTGTGGGCGGAGCTCCGCTGCCGGGTATGGTACTCAGTGGCGGTGGTGTCACAGAAGGAACATACCTTGTCAGCGGTACAGGAAATACCTGGGTGTTGAATCAACAAGCCACAGGTACACCTACCACAGCGAGACTGGTCAATATCATTGGATCCAGTGAATATACCAGCCCTAACGGCGTGGTATTCTCCAATGGACTCAAAGTACAGTTCCAAGGTCCAACTATACCCGAATCGTATTCTGGAAATGAGTACTACGTTGAAGGTGTAGGTGAATCAATTACCTTGTTGCCAGTCACTAGATTTATCACTCCAGAGACTTACACTAGATCAACTACAGTTCCCTACGATTCCACACCCTACGATTCCACACCCTATGATGAGTCGTTGAATGCTCCACTGGATCAAGATTACATCACAATCAACCGAGCCAGTCTTGACTTCAACGCCTGGAGCCGTAGCAATCGTTGGTTCCACATTGACATCATAAATGCCACAGCAGAGTACAACGGATCAGTGCCTGTACTAGACAATAATTTCCGTGCCAAGCGTCCAATTTTGGAATTTGTTCCTAGCCTAAAATTATTTGATTTTGGAACCGAAGGGTTACCACCCATAAACATCATTGATTTTAGAGCCACCGACGCCATGAGCGATATCAATGGTACCATTGGCTACAGCATTGATGGGTATGCGTTTCAAACTGGCACAAGAGTAATTTTTGCAGCCGACCGAGATCCGGAAGTAAGAAATAAAATTTTCCAAGTCACATTTATTACACCGTCAGGGTCTGGGGTCCCAATTATTGACCTACAACCAGCCGATCTTAATGCACCCGACCAACTGCGTGATCAGAGCGTGTTAGTCACCAGCGGTATTACTCAGCAAGGAACCACTTACTGGTACAACGGCGAAGTGTGGGTTCCAGCACAACAAAAAAGCAACATAAATCAGCCGCCTCTGTTTGATGTATTTGATGAAAATGGAGTAAGCTATGGCGACCGAATAGTGTATCCCAGCACATCATTCGCAGGAACCAAACTGTTTAGTTATGCACCCGGCGAAGGTGTAACTGATTCAATCATTGACCAGCCACTGAAATATCTCACAATCAACAATGTAGGAGACATTGTATTTGACAACAATCTCAACGTTGATACATTTGTGTATGTTGAAGATACCATCAGTGTTGAAGTTCCCATCAATGATGGCATAGTTCGACAATATCAAAATCGTACAGAGTTTGCCAAATTACTGGGTTGGAAAACAGCAGAAACACAAGTAGTTTCTCGACAAAGTTTTAGTTTCAATTACACCACAGGCCAAGACCTTGTGATTGATATTCCAGTTGATACTGACTCTTCAGCGATTCCAGTTAAAGTATTTGTAAATGCCTTGTTTGTCAACCCAGACGAGTATACCTATGTTGTAAACGCAAATAACTCGACTACAATTTCTTTTATCAATGAACCGCCCAGTGGCGTTTCAGTAGAAGTCAGTGTAATCAGCAATGTGGCAAGTCCTACTGGTTTTTATTCTGTACCGTTGAATCTTGAAAACAATGCAGTGAATGCCACAGTGCCCGACCTCACACTGGGAACCATACGAAATCATTATGGTACAATCTGTCAGAACTTGGCAGACTTCCAGGGCGATATAAATGGTCCTAACAATTCTAGAGACCTTGGTGACATAATTCCGTTTGGTCAGATCATAATGCAACAAAGTGCTCCATTGACCATGGCCAGTACTTTCATCAACAATCCAGGCTATGATTTTTTCCGATCATTGGAGTATTCTTCAACTCAATACGAAAAATTTAAAAATGTCCTAATGGACACAGTGGTCAAAAACAATTTTCAAAACATGACCGTTGCTGAGATTTTAGATGAGTGCATGATACTGATCAATCTTGGCAAAAACGAACTCACTCCATTTTACTGGACTGATACTATTCCCACAGGTGAAACATACGAACAAACAGTGTATACAGTGACACCAATCACTGGCACCACGTTTGACACACTGTACACTTATAATTTTGACGAAGCCAACTATCGAGCTATTCTAGTATATCTCAATGATGAAATATTGTTAGGTGACGACATTGAATACAGTGTGGCTGCCGACGGACCTCGATTGACTGTGCTGGTACCACTCACTGTTGGAGACGTGTTGACCATTCGTGAGTATGCTACCACGTTTGCAAATTATGTGCCATCAACTCCTACCAAGTTAGGACTGTATCCTTCCTATGTTCCAGAGTTATTTTTAGACGACACCTATGTACAGCCAACCTTTGTTATCCGTGGGCATGATGGATCAATCACTGTGGCCTATAACGACATACGAGATCAGATACTGCTGGAATTTGAAAAACGTATCTACAACAATCTCAAAGTTGAAAAAAATCCTATTCCGTTGGTACTGGATGATGTGGCTCCGGGTCAGTTCCGTACCACAGATTATACTCAAGGTGAAATCACACAGATTCTAGGAACCAGTTTCCTGGCCTGGGTTGGTGCAAACAAATTGCCCTACCGAGAACAAGACTACATTGAAGACAATGAGTTCACCTGGAACTATAGTGCCAGCCAAAACAAATTAAACAATCAACCATTGCTGGGCGCATGGAGAGGAATTTATAACTATTTCTACGACACAGATGCACCCAACACTCGTCCCTGGGAAATGCTAGGGTTCAGTGAACGACCGACCTGGTGGGAAGAAGAATACGGTCCTGCGCCATATACCTCGGGCAACTTGGTTCTTTGGGAAGATCTTGAAGCAGGTCGTGTAATGGATCCAGCAGGATCCTATGTGCTGAACAAATACAAACGTCCTGGACTAACATCAGTGATACCATCGGGCACTGAAGGACAACTACTGTCGCCATTTGAAGTCATGGTGGGAGAATACGATCAAGGCAGTTTCCGTAAGAGTTGGACAGTGGGAGATGATGGGTCAGTTGAAGCATCATGGAGAAAATCCAGCGCCTGGCCGTTTGCAGTTCAAAGATTGTTGGCACTGACAAGACCTGCTGATTATTTTGCATTGTTTGCCGACAGAGACCTCTACAGATACAACAACGAGTTTGGCCAGTATTTGTACAACAATCGATTCCGTTTACAACCAGAAAACATTGAAATCTATGGCAATGGAGTTATCAAGAACAGTTATATCAACTGGATAGTTGACTACAATCGTCAAACCGGTCTTGACAGCACAGCTGATCTCAAAGTAGTATTAGAAAACATAGATGTAAGACTTTGCTATCGTCTGGCTGCTTTCTCTGACAAACAATACACCAAAATTTACACAGAAAAATCCAGCCCCAACAGTTTGAACACCAGTTTGTTGTTGCCCGACGAAAGCTATCAATACCTGCTGTACAAGAATCCTACAATATCAACCTTGACATGGAGTTCGGTGATCATACAACGAACTGAACTAGGGTATGCAGTGTATGGATACAGCACCACAACACCTTACTTTGAAATCCTAGTCAGCGTACCCAATGGAAATTATCGTACTATCAAAGTGGCCGACACTGTGGTACGTGCCCCCAACGATTTTAGCAACACTGTGGTTCAAGTTCCATATGGATTTGAATTTACCACAGTGAACTCAGTGGTGGACTTCTTGCTCAGCTACGGTGCGTTCCAGGAACGTCAAGGCATGACCTTTGAAGATAAAGACAACGCTAGAATACTGAACTGGAGTCAAATGGCTCAAGAGTTCATTTATTGGAGTCGTCAGGGCTGGGGCCCCGGCAGTCTTATCAACATCAACCCAGTGGCCAACACACTGAATGTGATGAGACCCAATCAGATCGCCGAGTCACTGAGTATCACTGCACCAGAAGACATATTACTGAATCAAAACAAACAAGCTCTGCAAGGGCAAGATTATGTAGTAGAAAGATTTGAAAACGACCTTGTGTTACGTGCAGTCAACAACAACACGTTCAGCTACCTCAACGCCAAGTTCACAGCCTACGAACACATGATTGTGTTGGACAACATCAGTATTTTTAATGATTTGATTTACAATCCAGCCACGGGCGCCCGCCAGAGTCGTTTGCTGTTTATAGGCTACACTACCTATGACTGGAACGGCAGTCTAGATGCACAAGGATTCATACTGAACCAGGACAATGTGGAACCATGGTCTCCAAACCGTGCTTATTCTAAAGGACAAATTGTCAAGTACAAAGATGCTTATTGGTCAGCAGTAAAAATTATTCCTCCCACTGACAAATTTGATTTCAATGTATGGATTAAGAGTGATTACAATCTCATACAAAAAGGCCTGTTGCCCAATGCCGCAACCAATTCCGAACAGGTACGAAATTTCTACAACACCACGCAGGCAAACTTTGAGCGTGATGCTGATTTGTTTGCATTTGGATTGATTGGTTTCCGTCCTCGACGTTACATGCAGAATTTAAATCTTGACGACATCAGTCAGGTCAACATCTACAGTCAGTTCTTGGGTACCAAAGGAACCACACAGGCCACAGACATATTCACCAAGGCCAATCTTGGAAAAGAAGTTGCCGAGTATAATATTTTTGAAAACTGGGCAATCCAGCGAGCAATCTATGGTGCCAATGCCAACCGCAGTTATTTTGAACTACGACTCAACGAAGCACTGCTGTTGGCCAACCCGTCAACAGTGGAAATCATCAACCCACAACAGTTCAGCGAAGCAGATCAAACTGTGTTGGTCAGCAATATCTGGAAAGAAAGTTATCCAATCACATCACCGGACATCTTGCCAACCACGGATCTCAGTGCCACAGACAGTCAGTTGCCCAGTGCCGGATATGTAAATTGGGATGATGCAGATATCAAACTGTTTAATTTTTCTGATCTCACTGCAATCATCAATGACATTGAGAACATTGCAGTAGGCACCAGCGTTTGGGTGGCCAAAGACAATGCCTATGATTGGAACATTTATCGCAACAATCTGGTGATCTACAACATGACCCAGGTTCGTGACAATCTCAACGGAACCTGCACATTTACATTTGCAGGACAGCACGGATTATTGGTTAATTCACAAATTGTGATCAAGTATTTTGACCAAGGCATTGATGGTGCATATCGAGTGCTCAGTGTACCCAGCCTCAAAACAGTCACAGTGGAGTTAAGTCTGGGTGGTGCAGTCACACAAGTCACTGGCATTGGTGTTTGTTTTGTACTTGAAACCATGCGTGTGGCCCAGGCCAGCGATGTTTCAAACTTGGTTTATTCCAACAGCTTGTTGCCAGGCAACAAGGCCTGGGTAGACGACGATGGCACAGGCCACTGGATTGTGTACGAAAAAATTGATCCGTTTACCAATGGTACCGAACTGGTTCCTCTTGAACCTGTGATCAGTTCTAGATTTGGAACATCCATAGCACAAGGCTTTGGCGGGTTGGCAGCCATTGTTGGTGCACCGGGCTACGGCAATGAAGTAGGCGCAGTATATGGGTACACCAAAGGTGGAACCACATCCTATGTTGAAAGTGTAGTGTTGACCATGGGAGCCAACAATTTTGTTGGCTACGGCGATTCTGCTGCCTGTGGCAACAACAGTTGGGGTATAGCCGGCGCTCCTAGAAGCTGGGCCAATCAAGGCTATGCTGTAGCGATCTATCGCAATCCTGATTCAGGCAACTTCATACAAAGTCAACTACTGACTGAAGTACCTTACAGATTATATCAAGCCACAGGCAATGGTGTGACTACTAGTTATAACCCATCAGCTTCTATCACCATCACTGATCCTACCAAGGTTGGTGTGGTCATCAATGATGTGGTACAAGTATATGGAACCAACTGGACTTATTCAGCTCCCAATGTTGTGTTTACATCAGTGGCCACCAACAGCACTCCAGTGGCAGCACCGCCCAACGGATCGCAAATTAACATTTTCTTGTACGATGAGTATTCATACAGCGTAGCTATCAGCCCAGACGAACGTTGGATGTATGTTGGAGCTCCAGCTGGCAATCGTGTGTATGCCTACAACAAAGTTGATGTACAGCTACAAGCCAAAAACTTTGTTGGCGATGGGTCAACAACTACATTCTTTATTGCAGATACCATAGTGGTAGACAATGATTCTGCAACTGGCGGTATTGGATCGCAACAGCTTGGAGTCACAGTCAATGATCTACCAAAAACAGCCAATGTGGACTGGACCTATGACGGTGAAAATGTTGTGTTTGAAATACCACCAAACACCGGTGACGAAATACGTATAATACGTTTGCAGAGCAAGACATTCTTTCCAACTTTGCCTGTGACCACCTTCAACATTGAAGAAATCTACACAGCAACAAACATCTACAGTTTCAGCATGTATGTCAATGACGTACTACAACGTCCCAACATGGACTACACGTTTAATACAACAACTAAAACTGTGACCTTCTTGCAAGGAGTCACAGGAACCATTCTAGCAACCAGCATTTCATATTGGGAATACGTTGATTATCTAACAGTGGCCGGATTGCCAACTACTGCAAGATTTGGGCATTCGCTGACAACCACAACAGATGGTCGTCAAATTGTAATAGGCACCCCTAACGACACAGTTGATGGAAAATTGTTGGCAGGACAAGTGTATGTGATTGATCGCTGTGTGGAAAGATTCACAGTAACAAATCCATCCATCACTACTTACAGCACACTGAGAAACTTCAGCGGCCCTGCCACAGTCAAAGTCAATGCTACATATTTGATCCCTGATGGATCCAACAATAACGGCCAATTTACCGAAGACAATGCCAACACTGTGACCATTGATTACCCATTGAATGTGGGTGACATCATCGAAATTGAAACCAATCAATTTGAACTCATGCAGGCAGTGGCTTCAAATGCACCGCAAGCTGGCGCTGTATTTGGCAGAGCAGTTGACCAGTGTCCTACCAATTGTAGTTTATACATTGGTCAACCCAACGATTCCTCTGTGTTACCAGAAGCAGGCAGTGTAGAAAGATTTGTAAATCAAAACAGATTATATGGAATAATCACAGGCGTTGAACAAAATCCTACATTAACGCCCGGTGATACTGTGCGAATCAACAACGTTGACATTGAAGTGTCTACCCCAACAGCATGGAACAGTGCCATTGCCTGGGCCGCAAATACATTTGTGATCGACGGAGCAACCATCTATCGTTCTATCAGAACAGTGCCATCGTCAGTGAGTATTGATGATACCACTTACTGGAAAGAGTCTAGTTGGGTAGAACTCTACGCCAACGATATCAATGTGGCTGCCGCTCCTGTGCAGTCAGGGCCAACTGCTGGCTTGGTATTGATACCCAATGTTAGTGCATCAGTCAACAATGGATACCTGACCATCAGCATTGCCAACTCAAACGCAGTCGTACCATTTACACAGTTGTTGGTATTGCCAGGAATTGGCAATGCTTATAACGACCTTGGCATGGAACCCATGTATTACACACAAACAGTGGAAGCGCCAAATCAGATTGCGTTTGCGCACTTTGGTGAGTCTGTGGCGATCAGTGATGATTCTCTCACACTGGTAGTAGGATCACCACAAGGCACAGCAGCCAAGCCCACTACGTTTGACAATGGAACAACATACTTTGACAGCAAGGCCACAGAATTTTTTGATCTGTTATCAGAGAGCGGAGTTGTTTACACCTATGACTTGTTGTCAGCGGCCAATGGATCCATAAGAAACCCAAGTAAGTTTGTGTTTGGTCAACAAATTTACGATGAAACATTGCAGTCATTGGATGAGTTTGGCACAGCAGTCAGCTATGTCAATGGCATATTACTGGTTGGATCACCACAGGATGACCTAGGCGACAGCATAGGCGACTATGGTCGTATCACACAGCTGAACAACATAGATAGACTAGCGGCCTGGAATCCAATCTACAGAGAAACACCAATTGTAGATGTTAAACTGCTCAATTCTGTGTTTGCATACGACAAACTGGAATCAAAAGTCACACAATACTTTGATTTTATTGATCCATTGCAGGGCAAAATACTAGGATCGGCCAGACAAAACATTGATTACATTGGAGCTCTTGATCCAGCCAACTACAATTTTGGAGTGGTAAACAACTTTGGCGACACATGGAATGAAAGCTATCTTGGTCAAATGTGGTGGGATCTCAGCACAGTAAGATTTATTGATTATCATCAAGGCAGTATTGAGTACGAAAGCCGACGTTGGGGACAGTTGTTTCCAGGCAGCTCAGTAGATGTATATCAGTGGATTGAAAGCACAGTTCCACCAGCTTCGTATGATGGGCCAGGCACAGTTTACAGCACCACAAGTTACGTGGTCACTAGCAAGCTCAACAATGATGGCTTGTTTGCTACACGTTATTTCTACTGGGTCAAAGGCATACGAGAAGTGATCAGTCGTGCCAAAAAAACACTCAGTGCCGAGGCAGTGGCGCAATACATTGAAAATCCACGCGGTTCGGGTATTCCTTACATCGCGGCGTTGTCACCCAGTGCTGTGGCCTTGTACAATGCGCGGCCTTACATATCTGCACAAGACACCATCTTGCATGTTGAATTTGATAAAATAGCCAACAGCGACAACGTTCACGTGGAATATGATCTTATTCCATCAGGTGATCCTGATGGATTCCTGGGCGCTGGCCTGTATCGTAAAATGCTGGATTCATTCTGCGGTGAAGATACTCTGGGCAACAAGGTACCTGATCCACTGTTGAGTCCGGCCGAATTGTATGGTGTACAGTTCCGCCCACGTCAGAGCTTTTTTGCAGATCGATTCTTGGCCCTGCAAAACTATCTTGAGCGAGCCAACAACATACTGTTGCAGTTTCCAATCAGTGACAGTCGTCCTTTCAACTTGCTCAACAGCGAAGAGCCGGAACCAACATCTGCATCTGGTGAATGGAACAAGCGTGTGGCAACATACACTGAATTGACATATCAGGATCTTGGCGAAGTACCAGTTGGCTACAAATATCTTGTGGTCACAGACAGCACCAACAAAGGATTGTGGACCATATACACTGTGACTCCTACCATTGATGGAATATCCAAGTACCTGTTGTTGAGTCGTGTTCAAAACTACGACACCAAACAGTATTGGGAATATGTTGATTGGATTCAACCAGGATACAATGCCAGCATCAAGCCTGTGGCTGAAGTTGCTACATTCAATGATCTGCAAAGACTCACAGTACCCGAAGGCGCCAGCGCCAAGGTCACACGCAACAGTTTTGCCAAGTTTGAGATTTATCAATATCTCGACGGCGAGTGGATTCGTGTAGTTCTTGAAGATGGTACTATACAAATTAAAAACACCATTTGGGACTACACAGCAGGAAAATTTGGATTTGACGTGGAAACCTACGACAGTCAATACTTTGACCAATACCCTGCAATCGAAACACGACAAATAATAAAAGCCATCAATGAAGAATTGTTAGTAGATGAACTACAAATATTCCGTAATCAACTGTTGATGCTGGTATTTGAGTATGTGTTGACAGAGTTCAATGCGCCAGACTGGTTGTTCAAGACCAGTCTCATAGATGTTGACCACAAGATACGAGAACTGTTGCCTTACCAAATTTTCCGTCAAGACAATCAAGACTTTGTGTTGCAGTACATCCAGGAAGTCAAGCCTTACCACGTGAAGATCAAAGAATTCAATCTCAAGTACTACGGCTTGGATACCTACGATGGCACAGTCACAGACTTTGACTGCCCAGCATATTTTAACAGCAACATTGATGGATTTGAAGCGCCAGCTCTAGACGACACAAATCCGCCAAAGTACAGCAACAGCGTGCCGTCATCATCAGGACTGTGGCAAGAGCTACCGTGGAGTCAGTGGTATCAAAATTACACATTAACACTGCAAGGAGTTGATGTCATCGAGTCAGGTGCTGGATACACAGTGCCTCCTGTTGTGACCGTTGGCGACGAATGGCAAGCCAACACAGCATACTCAACTGATCAGCAGATTTATTATCTAGGAAATCTTTACACAGTACAAGACGGTGGAACCACCGGCGACAAAGCCCCAACGTTTACTAGTGGAGTACAACTCAATGGCACAGCCACCCTGGCCTATGCAGGATCAACTGCATTTGCTGTGGCTCGAGTTAATACTGCAGGACAAGTGGTTGAGATAATTGTAATTGAAACAGGTTCAGGATACACTGTTACTCCTACAATCACCATCAGCGGCGGCAACGGGCTGGGTGCTCGCGCAGTTCCTGTGTTGGGTAACGAGCTGGTTAGAAATTTCTTGACCACACTCAAATACGATCGATACAACTACAACAGTCAAGTGGTTGATTGGCAAACCAACACTGAGTATCTTGAAGGACAGTTGGTACGATTCCAAGATCAAGTTTACAGTGTTGACGCTGATGTCAATAGCGGTTCTATCTTTGATCCTGAGCAATACACTCTAGTAGATCAAAGCACACTTGATGCCGCGGATCGTGTGATTGGTCTTTACACTCCTACTCCCAACGAGCCTGGACGCGAATTGGCTCAAGTCATGTTGGGCATTGATTATCCAGGTGTGCAAGTCATGGGGCCTGACTTCAGTCAAAACACAGGCTATGACGTAGGCAACTTTGATGTCAACCCGTATGATAATATTGACTATGGTCCTGAAGGTCGTCCAACCTATGATCCTGCTATTCTTGACGCAATTTTTGAAAGCAGTTTCTTGGACCCATACCTTGGAACACGTGCCACAGATATCAACATTGATGGCGGCGCATTCATTGACACATACTCAAGTCATGCTCCTGAAGAACTGGTGCCTGGATCAACCTTTGATACCCTAGATTTCCGTGTGTACACACGTCCGGGTGCTGACTGGGAAGGCAACGGTCACGGATTCAACATCAAATCTATCAGTCTTGGATATACCACAGTAGACAATGCCGTGAGCTTTGCCAACGTAATGGCACATGCAGTGGCAGTGAGAGCTGTCAACGTCAGCAACAGAGTATCGCTGATTCCTGTAGAACAATACATCGTGGACTGGGCAACTCAGACTTTGACTGTCATCGACGGCGCAGCCCCAGGGGACATAATAAATGTAGAAGTGTATGGAATTGGTGGTGGAAGTCAGCTCTACAAAGAAAGTTATCCAGGCCAATTTGTGGGCAACAGCTTGACTATTCCAGTGATCACAGCAGTGAATTGGACAACATTCACAGTGTATGCTCAAGGCGATTATGTTCGATACAATAATGATGTATACCGAGTCAACCAAACGATTAGTAGCGGCTCATCATTCAACTTCATATTTTACACACTGGTAGATTCGGAAAGTGTGTTGGATGACATTTTGATTCTGGTCAATGGTGAAATCATCACCAACTATACCTATGCACCGACCAATGGATACGAAACTCGCATAAGTTTTGACGACACTTATGATTCCACTGACTGGGTGGTGATCACAGTGCTAGGTGCCACCGCACCCGAGCGTAGTTGGAGCTTCCCACAAACTGAGTATTTTGTGTATGACGGCAGTACCGCTACCTATACACTGGACAACAGTTTACAAGGTACCAACGAAATCAATGTCATAGTTGAGCGTGACGGACAACGATTACGTCCTTCAGAAAGCGTGGAATATTTTGGCGATGGCAGTAGCATGGGACCATACTACCTACCAACTCGAGGCAAGGTAGTGGGCGGCTTGATTTCTCCCACAGATGTACGAGTGTATGTGGACCAAGAATTGGCAGTGCAGAACATTGACTACACAATCAGTGCATGGGATGGCAGCAGTGATTTATATGTGGAATTTTTTACACCACCACCAGTGGGCGCCCAAATTATCATTGCATTATCCACAGATGCTGACTATACCATCAATGGCAATCAACTCACACTAAGAGTTGGTGCATCGTTTGATGCTGTGATAGCTGTCACCACCTGGAATGACACCAGCGAACAAGGATTACTAACACAGGTATTTGTAGGTCCAACTCAAACTGGAACCACAATAGGACAAGCCTATGATACCACAGATTTCGATCAGGGTAACGTCACAGGAGCTCCGGGCAGTTTTGACTACAGTACAGGTACTGTGGTAGCAACCAATACATTTGATACAGGACGACCAATACTCAATGACGAACGTCTATGGGTCACCATCAACGGTTGGAGATTGATTGCCGGTGAAGACTTTACTGTAGACGGAACCAATGTGATATTGGGCGGCAGTATCATTGGACCAGCTGATGTGGTTGCGATCACCAACTTTACACAAACTGTGACTCCGGAAGCCATTAGCTTTAGAATATTCCAGGACATGTTGGGAATACAGCGCATGTATCGTATTCTTCCTAGAGATACCACAGTATTGACACAGCCATTGTCCAGCACTGCTGACATCATCTATGTACAAGATGCTGGCAGTCTCAGTCAACCCAACCCTGCCAACAATATTTTTGGTCAGTTGACAATCAATGGCGAACGCATCACTTATCGCACTCGAAATGTAGTTGACAACACTGTTTCTGGACTGCGCCGAGGAGTTGCAGGCACAGCTATAACTTCTCACTCAGTAGACAGCTTTGTATATGACATTGGACCAGGCGAGGCATTACCACAACGCTATCAACAAAATTTACTGTCAAATGTTTTCCTTGGCAATGGCTCCACACAAACCTACACCACAGACATTGGATTTGTCAACGAAATTGATGTCTACTTGGGCGGTTCAGTAAGATGCTTTGTGGGAGATACAGTGGGAACGCTGATTGAAGTACCACAAGATGACTTTACCATTGTCAGTGTTAATCCAATCACTGTGCAATTGAATTTTGTTCCAAACGCTGGGCAGATATTCCGATTGACGTACACTCCAATTGTTGGTGCAACATTGTCACTCACAGTGCCCGCCAGCGGTGCAACCAGCCTTTGGGCCGCAGAATTTTCTGCAACTGATTTGATATTGCAATCCACAGATACTTACGAAATAACCGACTTGAATCCAATTGTTGTGGAGTTTGACACACCTGTTCCTGTAAAAC